TTTTCCTTAGTTAATGTTAAATATATATAGTTGTAATTAAGTTTTTAAATAAAAACATTAATCCAACACCGTTAAGAAGTATAAGCGCACGATCTTTCCATAAAATAGAAACCCATAACCATAGTAAGATACCTATTGAAGATAACCCTAAGTCATACAATTGTAATCCATCAATACCTCTTAAAGACATTGCAACCAATACAAAAGCAGAAGCTACCCACTTAATATACCAATCTAAAGTATATTTTGGAGTAGCACTTTTAAAAATTCTTTTACTGTTTTTTAATTCTTTTGGATCAAATTCAACCACTTTTATTAATTTCCTCTAATTCTTCTCGTGTTAAATAATCTAAATCCCAATGTGAACATTTTTCTTTCACACGATCGTATTTAGTCTTATCATTGTGCGCTTTAGTACTACTATGGTTTGGTAGTACTTTTCTAGTTTTGATAACACTTTTTTTGGTTTTTTTCATGGTAATGGATTATAGAAAGGCAGTTCTAATTGTTGTGGAATTGATTCACCAAAATAGCTACAGTTCTTAAAAAACATACAACCATTAGATCTTTGTCCTAATACAAAAATATCTCCAACTTTGAAAGGAGTATTTTCTATTTTTAATAAACAATCAGGTTCTAATATACTGTCTGTATCTACAAAAGTCAATCCTTCATCTGTCATTTCAAATTTGTAATCTACGTATAACATTTTTCTTTCCTCTTTAATCGATAAAATCGTATACTACTCCAGCTTCATCAAACATTTTTTTAGTCAATTCAGTAGATTCAACCCATCTTTCTGGCATGGAATCATCTATAGCTGAAGTTACTACTCTTTTTATACCAACTTGTATAATACCTTTTGCGCATTCTGAACAAACTGGTAATCCGTGTATATACATCGTAGCACCATCTAATGATGTACCATTATATGTTGCATTATATATACAATTCATTTCAGCATGAACAACATACTGATATTTTATAACTTTGTTTTGATACATAGTGGAGTCATCGTTTATTCCTCTAGGAAATCCATTGTATCCTTGTGCTAATACTTGTCTTTTAGATCCTACTGCTATTGCACCAATTTTTCTAGATGGATCTTTAGACCAAAGTGCGATATGTGCTGCTAAATTAATATAGCGCTTGTCCCATTTGTAATTTTTAGAAGCTTCCCAACTCATACTTTCACCATTTCAAAGTGACGTTCATAAACGTGTAAATTTTGTACTTGCCAGTAGATACTACCACAATCTGTTCTTAACTCATCTGCTAGTTCTCCAAGTACGTGTTCTTGCCAAGCATAATCGTTACGGTAACCAAAGATAACATCGTTAGAGCGCATTTGTACAACACAATGTAATTTATCATCACGGATATAATAACTTACTGAGTTTGTACATATAAAATCATTTTTATCATTTTCGTTATATTCCATCCATATTGAAGGACGAGTGTAAATCATAGAAGCTCTACGAGAATCTGGATTCATAGTCAGTTCTGAAACACATTGTTCAAATTGATTATAATATTTTTCACTAAAGATAAGATGACCATAGTTTGAATTAATTTCACCATGATCATTAGCAGTCATTTTCCAAGCAGCTGGTGGTTCACGTTCGCCTCGATATATATCGTTAATATTTGTAGATTGACTATGATACCAATCTAATTCTACATCAATATACTCCTGATTTGGTGTACCAAATATAGCGGGTTCATCAGCATAAAAAGAAGCACCAATCATTTCAATTGTTTTACTACCATTACGATCTATAGTAAAATTATTGCCAGCTAATTGGTCTACAAAGTAACTTCTTACTTGACTAATTTCTAATGTCATTTGCCATACCTATCATCAACTTCAGGATGTTCAATTGCATGCATAATTAAAATCATAATTTGAGTTGCTGCATGAGAAAGATGAGACATTCCAGATTCTTGATCCATGTCTTCACCACTGTGCCAAGCGTTTAAATGTCTTTGAATAGAAGAATACGTTCTTATCCAGCTAGTGTTATGACCATCTTCACGCCAATTATTCATACCATACTTTTCAGCACCAAAGCCAAAAACTTCAGATATTTGAAGTAAAGCTTCTGGTGGTATTAAACCAAGAGGTGGTTTACCATTGTCAAATTTTGCCATTCATAGTTTCCTTATCATTAATAATTATATTATAACACATTTTCAGCTGATTGTAAACAGTTTTTTGATAATAATTTAAAACTTTTTAACCCGGTCATACTGTAAGCTTTATTGAATGCTTCTTCAATTCTTATATATCCATCTATTTGAAATGTTAATATATCACCGATTTTATAATCGTGTTCTATATTTTGAGTAAACATAGCTATGTGAGTTAAACACCCCATCTCAACAGAAGCTTCTAAATTACCTTTTGTTGATAACGAAGCGTTATTTGATATTTTTGGTCTTCTTTTGAAATCTATAAAAATACTTTCACTTAGCTTTAAATCATATCTCCACGATTTTGGTTTTTTATATCCAAGCATCTTATATAATATAAATTCTAAAGCCAAAGCATCTATATTTTTTCTTTTGCTATAATTACCAATAGCCCATTCGTGATCTAATTCTGCAAGTAACCAATCATCAACAACATACTCCAAGTTGTTAATATGGTTACTCAGCTTGGTAAATAATTCCTTGCTCATTTAATTCTCTTCTATTTGACATGTGATGTTCTTCAGTAAGTTCTTTAGAATCTCCATAGTATGGAACTGCATGGAAACTATCGATCATAATTTGATTAACTGACTTAGAAAAATCACCATTAATAAATAACTCACCAAGAATTCTACCAAACTTACCTTTGTCATGAGATACTAATGAAACTTTTTCACCATCTAGTAAATTTTCTAGAAAGTACTTAGATTGTTTACCGTAAAACTTTTCTTCTAAATCTCTTGTTCTAGATTCTGGAGTATCAATGCCCATCATTCTAACTCTTTGCTTTTTATAGATCATTCCAAAACCTAGATCTACATCAACATCGATGGTATCACCATCAACTACTCTTGTTACTTCTACATTGTACGTATACATCTATTTCTCCGTTTATTATTATATATTATTTCTAAATACAAAATCAATTGCTCTTTCGGCTTCTTTTACCATATCTCTTTTTCCATACCAGCCGCCGGTATCATTATCAAGATCAGAACATATCCAAGCTACTTCACGAGCTGAGATTGGATAACCTCGTTGCATAGCGTTACCAGCAGTTGATACCATAATTTTATACATTTGTAAATACCATCCAGATCCTGTAATAGATTTATATTCGTCTATTTGTTTTTTATTTACAAAAGGACAGTCTCTATATCCTGTCCATGAAAAGTCAGTGTTATTGAGTTGTCCTTTTCTATGTTCAATAATTCCGTGCTTGATAGATTCTGGAAGTTTATCGAAAAATGATTCATTTTGTATAACGTATCGGTGTTTTTCCATAAGTTCATTCGGATCCATGATGATCCCATCGTGTGTGAATATGAAGTTGTAGGCCCCTTTATACTTTGAGGGGACGTAATACATTCTACTGAGGTCTTTTGTTTGAGCATCTGCTATGTCTCCAATTTCTTTGTTAAGTGCAAACCAAAAATGTTTTATTTTGTCTACTGATACTGATTCTGTTAATGGAAATACTAATCTAAATTTAGGATGTTTTTTAGTTGAACTTGCTGTTGAATAACAAACATATTTATATTTTGAATATTTTTCATGAATATCTTTTATTGAGCCTTCGTAATCATCAACATCGACAATGCCGAAACCACCCCAACTAACAACATTAGCATTAGCTCGAGTGGTTTCGGTCTTATATGTGGCTGGTGATATTAAAGGAGCATCAGCTTTCTTTTTATACTTATCCCTATTCGCCAATCGGTACAATACTTTTTCAAAGTCATCAAAAGAGTCATAATCAACTCTTTTAACTGTTTTGTTATCATATATACTATCGAATATCGTTAAACTTACCATGATTTCCAGTGTGTGATGGTGCTTTCCAATCTGCTGGCTTTATTAAGTCTGGTAATCCTAGAGGATTTGGCCTTGACTCTTTAACTCCAACTTCTTTAGACATATTAGCTTTATGGACTTCATCCCATGCTTTGTTAGCATCGATTCCAAAAGCATCTAAAGTTCCAATAGCTACTACACATAAATCGATAAGTCCATCTACGATTTCTTCTGCGTCTTTTTCTCCAGTAGCTTTAAATGTTTCATCGAACTCTTCTTTTAAGAAAGCTATTCTAAAATGCAATAATTGTTCGAGCTTGTCTGGATTATTTTTAATCCATTCATGAACTCCATATTTGGAATGCATTTCGGCAATGTCTTTTACCCAGTTCTGGCTCATACAATAATTCCTTGCTTGGAAGGTGTAACAATACCACTTGTCATAGTTCGAATTTGATCTACTAATTCATCAACTGGATCACAAATCATAACTACAAATTTTCTGTCAATTGTAAATTCTTTATTTTTAGCATAAGCCATAAATGGTATAAAGCCAATCTTTCCTGGTTCTGTTGAAACCATAGAAAAAGCATTCGATATTGATATAACTTTTTCTGATTTTTTTACTTCACAAATGATTTCATCACCTGTTGTTAGTCTTACTAGTTTCATTTTTTTCTCCTAATGATATACTATTATAACACAGTTTACCGTAAAAGTAAACAATTATTTTAAAAAAATTCATCTAATGTCGCTATCTCTTTAGAATTCCAGCCGATAGCTGAAAGTATAGGATCAATAACATCTAAGAAAGTTTTGTTGAATTGAGTATCATAATCAATATAGCGATGCAATCCAAACTCTTCTGGAAGATAATCAAGAAACGATACAACATTTTCTTTTATATGATTTGGTGTTCGTAAATAAATGAATTTAATTTTTTCTCCATTTTGAATTTTATTGTATTGCTTTTGAAGTGAATTATCGACAATCAACTTATTATACAGGATACTACCACGAGCATGAATCGGCGTACCCTTTTTATATATAGTTTGATTATCCATATAGTTTGTAAGATTAGTTATACCTCTAGGAAAAGCAATTTCATCTGGTGGAAGTGTTTTGAAATGTGTTCTGAATATTTCAATATCTCTTTGAACATCAGATTCAGATCCACCTATAATACTTTTGAACATTTGTTTTAAAGCTTCTCTACACGGCGCTGGCGTAGAAGATTTGATAGCTTCAATTCCCATAATTTTTAGCTTAGGTTCTGCGTATCTAACACCTTCGTTATCAAGAACATTTAGAATATATCTTTTCTTCGCTGTCCATATACCACGATCAGCAATTGCTTCACGTTTCATGACCATACGGTTTTCTATTCCACCCATAATATCAAACAATTCACTGTAAGATTTTTCAAGAACATCTTCTAGTTTTTCTTTACAAACTGTGTCAACAAATTCTAGTGGATTTTTTGGATTGACTGCTTTTACAAGATCATCTAATGAAACATAAACAGAATCAGTATCGATTGCCAATACATAATCTTTATTTGTTTTTAGAATTTTATTAAGATACTTGTTAATTGCTTCTTCAGCCCAACGAATAGTAAGCTGGCCAGTAAGAGTAATACCTTCAGCTATGCGTTGATCAAAGAACCTAAAATATTTATTACCAAGAGCCCCGTAAAGACTATTAAGCAATATCTTAATAGACATTTGCTGATTTTCTGCGATCGCAATGTCTCTTTGGATAGCGTATAATTTTTGTTTGTCATTTTTATCAACCTTTTCTAATTGTTTTTGTGCATTGATCATTTGTTTTTTAATGACAACACGTTCACTGTACATTTCATTGATTATTTTTGGTAGAATACCCTGTTCATCGGTTTTGAAATATTGACCTGATGCCGAAGCACATTCTCCATCTAGAAGTTTTGGCTTTACATCTCGAGATAATATATTATCAACTGTAAGATTAGCAACTTTGCCCGTGATAATAGTTTCGGGTGACATATTAGATTGCATAATAATTGATGGATAAAGTGAGTTTAAATCAAAAGAAACTACCCACTCATGCATACCAACATGAGGATCTTTTACGTATCCGCCAGGATATGGAGATTTGAATTTTTCTTCGCCGAATGGCACGATTGTTTTATTAGCATATAGATTTCGAAATATAATAGAATCCCATATTGCTGTTGTTCCCATTACGTCGCTATAGTTTACGCCACCACGATATGCCATTGTAAGAGCAAGTGTAATAAGACCCATTTTGTCTTCTATACGATCTACGAGATCAACATCTTTGATATTATAATCAATAAATTTTTGGTGATCATATTTATAAAGAGTATGCAGATTTCCAAACTCTTCATACGATAATTTTTTTTCTCCAAGAACAACAGAGGCAATGTGATCTAGTTTATATGATTCTTGAGGACCATAAGAATAGCCAAACTTACGAAATAGATCAAGGTAATCCATTTGTGCAATACCTTGGATTTCATACGCAATTTGTTTGCGTTGCATTGTTGTAACATCGCGTCTATCGATTAATCCCCATGGTGATAATCTACGAACAATTTCTTCGCCGTGAATTTTTATGATTCGATTGACAATATATGGAAT